AAGTGGTATAATGTTGATTGGCTTTTCAATACCAACAAGTTCCCACCCTTTCTTCATAAAGAACTCTTCACGATGTGCCTTGAACCAACGAATGATTTCAATCCCGTCTATAAGATGTTCTTCCATTTCATCTGCATTAGAGAAATGTACTTCGTTGTTTTCAGTCAACATCTTCTTATACTCTACACCCATCTTTTCTTTTAGAAGGTCTTCGAGTGGAAGTTCGTTTGCCTCCTGAATTGTTGATCTGTACAACATCTCCACATACGTCTGAAGAACTTCATGCATTGCAGTTCCAAATACAAGTGCAATAGATGGAGACGGAACAGAAACCTTATCAATGTAATTCAGTTTCCAACGATGAGGACATCCTTTCCACATTTGATATTGTGAGAAGGAAATTCTAGACGATGGCATGTTTTGTTACTTTCATTGGTACAAAAATGTTTACCATAGGTAAATTGCCGGTATCATAGAAGATACCAATGTAATTCTTAGCCGCAGTTTGAAACATTGCATCCCAATCAGTGCCATAGCCACTCCCCATTAGCGCATCAATCACTTCAAATGCCTTTTTATCCTTTAGTTTCATTTCTTCTTTGTTTTTCTTGTATTCTGCTAATGCGGCGTTTAGGGCAAGGATTTTACTCCCGTCTACTTTAGTTGTGTATAAAGCACGTGCTCCACTTCTTATCTGCCACTCTGTTTTTTTCAAATCTGTATAGTAGAACACACGTGGAAATTTAGAACGTTTATACTCATTCCAAGAATATGAGGCGCGTTTCTTGACTGACTCTTGAGGATCGAGTACTGCTGTATCTCCCAGATCGACGGGTGTAAAGTGATATATGTCTATCATACCACTTAGAGTGGTTGACTCATTCAGTTTCTTTTTCATACGTTTTCCCATTCGAAATACTTGATACCACTGGCTTCATATGGATCCACTCCAAAATGACCAAGTGCCGCTGTTGTAAGATAAATTGGCGACTTCAATCCCAATCGACTAATAATCGCATTAGGTGTTAGATCTTCAATCGTAAGTTCACCCAATCCAAACTCTTTGCCGGTAGTTGGATCATAGATTCTGTAAGATACCGGATACTTTTCTCCTATAGCATAGGCAAGTTGAACCTTCACTTTGTTTGCGTCGTCATTCTCCTTCAACGTCCTCAGAGCGATATGACGTGCCATATAAGCAGCAGAACGGTCAACCTTACTTGGGTCTTTGCCCGAGAAAGCACCACCACCGATTTCACAATCAGCACCATATTGGTCAACTACAATCTTTCTACCCGTCAATCCACAATCTGAAACAGGGCCACCTATATTCCAAGTTCCAGCTGGATTGATGTGCCACTTTGTTTTATCAGTGAAGAGTGACTGTAGATTTTCATCTAATGAACCAATCACATTTGGTTTGATAGAGTCATGAAACATCTCGCGTAAAGAACGCAATGTGTGTGATTCATCATGGCACATTGAAAGCACAACGTTGTCAATGTGTCTTGCAGCACCATCTTCATATTGTATTGATACTTGACTCTTCATATCCGGTCTGAGATTCAGTTCACCCTGTCTAAAGAAGGCATCACGTAGAAACTTTCTAGCCAAGTAGATCGGAATAGGCATGAACGTTGATGTTTCTCTTGTTGCGTAACCAAACATAATGCCTTGGTCACCAGCAGTCAATTCGTCTCCAACTACAACGGCGTTATTTATCTCGGGGGCTTGCTGAGAAATGTTTAGATGAATTGTAGCTGTTTTTGCGTTGAATCCCAATTCATCACGATCATACCCGTTTTCAATTTCTATGGTTGAGCGAACTTTCTCACGGATCATTTCTTCGCTAACTTCAGCCGTTGATGAAATTTCACCACAGACATAAACATATGAGTTCTTCACCATCACTTCACACGCGACCTTTGCATCGGGGTCGAGTCTCAGATATGTATCGAGAATTGCATCTGAGATACAATCCGCGATCTTATCAGGGTGACCCGGTGAAACGGATTCAGAAGTCCAAATGTACGCTGACATTACTTACCCCACTTTCCATTTTGAACAAGTTGTGCAATGATTCCATAAACAGAAATGTCTTTGAATGTGTCTTCCAATGATTCACCGACTGCATCTTGTGAACCAAACATGATCATCTGCTTGTAACGATTGATCTTATCATTCAATCGAAAGAACAATCCTTGAAGAGATAGAGTTCTATCTTGTTCTCGTTCAAGTGTTGTTCCCAAAGAGATGTTATCCGGCCCGTAATTGAATTGTTTGCGGCAGAAGAGTTCATACTGTTCTCGCTGAATCCTCTTGAAGTCTGCTGTCATGTTTGGAAACTTCTCTTCTATTTGTGCAACGAAGTCGTTCTCATCTTTTTGTTTGCCCAAATCAATTTCTTTGATTGCCATTTTTGTTGTCCTCATTGTAGTGTCTTTATTTGTTTCTTGAATTTCTCTATGTCTTCTTTTTTCGTTCCATAAGATTCCAAAACAGAAACAAGTTCGTTTGGATTTACTTTTGAAAGGTCTGCAATATACTCAAAAATTACTTTCTTACCAAGTTGATAATGCTGACAAAACAAATCTACAAACTGTGGATCAATATCGATCTTCTTCTTTTTCTTCGTGTACTTCAAATAGAATGTTGTCTTTGGTAGAATGTCATAGAGTAACTTGTAGTAATCTTTGGAAGTAAGGATGCCGTTACTATACTTTTGAAAGTCGTTCACGGCATCCGTTAGTTCCATTTCCATAGAAAACCAACGGGTGATGATATAGTTGTTCCACACCTTTTGGTCTTCTGGGGACAGGGCTTCCCATTTGATTTTATCCTTGGTCACACCCTTTATCAAATCAAACAGAGACTTAGCCATTCTGACCAAACCCTGCTGGTAAAAATTCAGGATTGATATTTCCACATTCAAGACAAGCATACGTTTCAAGTGGAACGATTGCTTCCTTACCTGTTGGAGACATGAGAGCTGAAATCTTCTTGAAGAAGGTTACAGAGTGAAAGAAGTGTCCACCACACTTGTCACAAGTAATATCTTGTGCATCATTGAGATTTACATTCACACGTTGTGGTTGTGGTTGTTCTCCACCGCCAATATCAAATACATTGCTCATAGTTATTTCCTTTGATCGATTTCCATAATAAGTTGAATAAACATTGCCATTGCATTTATTTCATGGTCTACTACCATTGCATCTTTGTATTGTGATTCTGCGATAATGAGAATCGCAGTTGATACAAACCCGTTAGCGAACTCATCAACATTATCATATAGATAACGGAAGAGCGGGGTGTAATCACGGATTGAGTTGTCAGCAAGAATCTGACGAATCTCTGTGTACTTTTCTTTCTTGTTCTTATTTGACTTTAGAATATCAACAATCGTTGAGTAGAAGTTATTCTGAACAAGGGTTGACTTATCGAGTTGCATCTTACCATCGAGGATACAACGTTGAACTGTATTCAGAACACGTCGAATATCAGGATACGTCATATTGATGATCTGTGCTAAATCTTCCTTAGAGAACTCCACACCTTCCGATTCAAGAATTCCCATCATGTGAACAGCAACATCTTTCTTCGATGGAGGAACGATGTTGAAGATTTGACACCGAGATTGAATCGGGTCAATAATCTTGTCCACGTAATTACACGTTAGGATAAATCGTGTTGTCTTGCTGAACGTCTCCATAATGTTACGGAGAGCAGCTTGAGCATTTGGTGTAAGGTAATCGGACTCATCGAGAATGATGATCTTCAAACCACCGAAACCGATTGACGATGCGAACTGCTTGATTTTGTCTCGGACGGTATCAATGGAGTTCTCATCGGAAGCATTTATGTAAATGTAATTGTCTTTTGAAATTGTGTTGGCTACAATCTTTGCAAGTGTTGTCTTACCACTACCAGCATCACCATAAAGAAGAAGGTGTGGAACATCACCCGATTGTAGGTATCTCTTGAACGTTTCCTTGATTGTTTCGTTTCCAATATACGTGTCAAGTGATTGTGGACGATACTTTTCCACATAGAGAGTGTGTTGGGGGTTGAACATTTTGAAACCTTATTGT